TCTTTAAGACTCCTGACGGTCGTGTAATGGCTAATATGTTTACCGAGTTTGGTATTACTCAGAAAGAAGTAGACTTTGAGCTAGGCACAGCTTCTACCGACTTAGACGCTAAGTTTAACGAAGTTAAGCGTCACATTGCTAAGAATACTAAAATGGGTGGAGCTATCCAAGGTGTTGACTTTTACGTTGACGCTGAGTTCTTTGACAAGCTAATCGCACACCCTCGTTTCCGTGAGATATACAACTCTTACATGAACAGTGGTAAGCAGAACCTACGTGATGACTTAGGTACATACATGCAGTGGGGTATTAGTGACGTAGTAGAGCATCGGGGTATTCGTGTAATCTCTTATGACGCTGAGTTTAACTTACCAGATGGCACTACTGAGCTATCGTTTGAAGCATCTACTGGTACAGCCGTTCCAATTGGTGTACGTGACTTGTTCCGTGGCTATAATGGTCCGTCTAATAAGTTGTCAGGCGCTAACCAAGTAGGTCAACCATTATTTGCATATGAGTATGTAGATCCTAAGGATGAGTTCATGGATATGGAAATTGAGATGGCTAAATTGTACTTCTGTACTAAGCCTAATTCACTAGTATCTTTAGTAAGCTCAAACTAAGTATACCTAAATATAAAGGGAGCTTCGGCTCTCTTTTTTACTATCTAGGAGATGAAAATGTTTACTGATGACCCCACAAACCCTATAGATAGGATAAGGTTAAAAGTAGGTGATACTGACAATCATAATGAGTATCTAGATGATAGGTGGTATACATATTACCTAAGCAGTACTAACGGTAATGAAGTGATCGCATCAATAGAGATTGCTAAAGCTATACTAGTTAGATTTACAGGTCACACCAGAGAGGTAGTAGACCAAGTAGAGATATATGGTAATCAGAGGTTTGAACAATACCTTAAGTGGCTAAAAGACTTTGTAGACAATCCTAACTTATCAGGCTTTAGGAGTCCAGTGCCATTTGCGGGTGGTATCTCTAGACAAGATATGTTTGAAAGGCGTTCTGATCCAGATAACAATATTGTGGATATACCAGACCAGTTAGATGATGACTACCACGACAGAGTAACGATATGGAATGCTAATGAGCGTAACCGCCAATATAGAGTCAGGTAGTAGTAAGAGACTAGCCAACCTCAAGAAGAGGATGGAGTCATTAGTTAAGTTAAAAATTCAAAGTGGACATTTTCAAGATAGCGGTATGCACCCTAATGCTGAAATGACTTACCCTGAGTTAGCTTTTAAACTATCCGTGACATATCCTCAAAGAGATTTAAGAATAGGGGTTGAGAACTATGTTAGAAATAATCAACAACTAAAATCCAAGCTTAAGAAAAAGACTAAGAATTACCTATATGATAGCAAACCTCTAATACAGAATATGACAGTAGTGGCTACAGATATCTCAGAGTATGCTCAGTCATTATTTGGAGTTCCCTCTAGTTTTAACCCTAGTAACTCTTTTGAGTGGGCTAATTATAAAAATGGTGATACCCCGTTAGTACATGAGGGATATTTAAAAGCCTCTTGGACTTATAAAGTGTTGCCTAATGGTAAATAAATAATAAGGAGTTCTAATGCAAATATTAAACAGAACACCTCTTACTATACTAAGAAAGTCCTCCTCAAATGGCTACCTTAAAGATGGTGTTTTCATAGAGGAAACCCTTGAGAGGGAGCTACCTATTAGGTGTAGCTTACAGCCTTATTCTGACGGTAAAAAGATGTTTAAATTGCCTGAGGGGAGAAGGGCTGAAGGGGCTTACTTAATCTACACTAAGTCTAGACTACAAACAGCAGATGATATTCTAAATAGAGACGCTGATGAGTGTATCATAGATGGACTAAGGCATGAGATATTCCAAGAACATAATTGGAGTAGGAATGGTTTACTACCTGATCATTATAAATATCTAGTGTTAAGAAAGGATAAGACTTAATGATCAATGTAAAACAAGAAGCTAGGAATATAACTAAGCTAGTCTCTAACTTAATAGGGTATAGACTGTCTACAGTTAAAGGGGAGGGGAATACACAGATACCCTCAGTGTTCATTAAAAGAACTCCTATTCTAGAGCCTAACTTTCCTTATGCTAGTGTAGACTTTAATACACCTATGCCGCAAGGTAGAGATATAAGATATAAATACTTAGACGAGAATGGGGAGGAGGTGACTATTCAAGAGTTTGCTACAGCATTCAGTGTTGAGGTGTTTGGTGGTGTAAGTGATGATACGTCAGGTATTGCTACGGAGCTACAAACTAGGCTTTACACATCCAAAGGTGAAAGAGCTTTGAGAGAGTATACCCCTAATATGGAGTTGATGCAAGTCACTAACCCAGTCTTTAGTTCCTCTACTATGTCTACCGAGTACAAGGAGGTTACACGTATAATGTTAAACTTCTCTTTAGTTAATATTATTACAGATACATCAAATGGAGTAATAGAAAAGATAAGATTAAGAGGCTCTAAGTATGATGACTTTGAACAAGAGCAACCCCCACATATAATTCAAACAAATGTCCCACTAAACTAGGAGTTTAATAAATGACATATAGAAATATTGCGAATGTTAATATCGCATTACAAAACGCTAGACTGACAGCAATAGGGTTTGGCACTCCATTGTTTATTAGCTCACATGCCTACTTTCCAGAGCGTGTACGCACGTACAGTTCACTCTTAGACGCTAGTGTAGATTTACCTACCACCTCTAAAGCTTATAAGGCTCTACAAGGTGGGTTCGCCACAGTCCCTCGTCCTGCATTCATTAAAGTAGGTAGACGAGACGCTGACCTAACCCTAACACTAGCTAACGGTGCTACCACAGCATCTGTAAGTGTTTCGGTGTTATCCGATGGTGACATATTCACAGTAGTAGCTGATGTTACTGGGAGTACAGATTTACTCACCACCACAGCATTACAAAACGCTATAGAGGATAATACTGACATTGCGGGTTTAATAACTATTACTAAGAATGATAGAGTTCTTAATATAACAGCCACAGGGGGTGCTAAACTTTCAATCAAGAATTTGTCAGATACACTAACCGATAGCTACACTACTAGTGAGACTCCAAGTGACGTACTTAATGAAATTGCGGCTGAAGACGATGATTTTTACTTTGTTACTGCTGATGATCACACAGAAACTTTCGTCCTTGCTATGGCTGACGCTGTTGAAGCAATGGAAAAGATTTACTTTGTATCTACGTATGAGCAAGCTAGTTTAACAGCTTATGTAGACGGCTCTAGTACGGACATTCTAGGTAAGTTAAGAAATAAAGGTTTATTCCGTACTAAAGGTATGTTCCATCAAGAGGCTAATGTGAGCTTTCCTGAGCTAAAGTATGTGTGTATTAACGCAGGTTTCTTAGCAGGTACAGTGTCATGGTCTAACTTAGTCCTATCCCTTTCGGCAAGTACATCGCCTAACACTGGACTAAACCTTAGCTCTACTCAGAAAGGTAACTTAGAGGATAGAAATTCAGCTTATGTAGAAAATCTAGGATCTAGTGTACTTAGGAATGGTCGTGTAGCTAGTGGTGAAAGTATTGATGTTATACGAGGTCGTGATGACTTAACTTATACTATGAGACAGGCTTATGTAAGACTCCTAATATCACAGTCTGGTAGTAAGCTTAATTACAACGATCCGGGTATTGTCGCGCTTGAGGCCACTTGTGTCGGAGTGTTAGATAGGTTTGTGAATAGAGGGTTTATCAATCCTAACTACATTGTTAACTTCCCAAGAGTAGACGATGTAAGCGCGTCAGATAAATCTAATCGTATATACACTATGGGTACATGGCAAGCAGAGTTAACAGGTGCTATCGAGATAGTAGATCCAATCCAAGGTATCCTAAGTGTTGACCTATAATAATAAGGAAAATAAGTAATGAGTTTACAAAAAACATACTCCCCTGCTAAAGTTGTAGTTAACCTAGCAGGGGTTTTAACCTTAACAGGCTTTGCCGAGGGTACAAGTATTCAAGCGGCTAGGGCTGTAGATAATAGTTCACAGACAGTGGGTATGCAAGGTGACGTAGGACTAACTGCTACAGCTAATCAGACAGGCACTCTAACCTTCACTCTAATGCAAAATTCTGAGGCTAACTTAGCCTTAAGCGCATTACAAAATGCACAAGATATAGATAAGACTCTCTATAGAACAGGGATTAGTATTAGTGACCCTTCAGGTGGTTTCTTATGCCATGCTGAGGGTTGTCATATTATGACTCCTCCTGAGATGTCTTTAGGGGATACACAAGAGTCAAAAGTGTGGGTATTCTTTGTTGAAAGTCTACAGTTCTTTACCGTTGGTAGATTACTTGGTGGAGCTAAAGCTCTTTCAGAAGCTAAGAACGCTGTAGACGTTATAAGAAGTATTTCAGCTAATAGAGCCTAAATAAGTAGGAGGGCTTAGGCTCTCCTTTTTTGTTTTAAGATAAGGAGAATATATGTCAGATGCAGTAGCAGTATTAAATAAAGGTAGGAAAGAGTTTATCACTGAGAATGGTGATAACAAGGTGAGTATTAAGCTACTCCCAATGTCATCAGGTATAAAGGTAACTAAAGAGTTAATCTCACTATTAGCCCCTGCAATTGGTAGTATGGCTGACGGTGTTAGACACGATGAGTATTTACATGGTGCGCCTAAGAGTTTTAGTGACTTAGCATTCAGCCTAGTTAGTCAATTAGATAAAGTAGATATCATCCAACTAATTCACACACTATTACAAGGTATGCTAGTTAACACTAAGCAAGTAGATTTGGAGGAATACTTTACAGCAAACTATGATGAACTAGTTGAA